ATATTAATAACCTCTTGACTTCTATCATCGTTAATTTGATTTGATATTTTACGCGCCCATGAGAATCCAGCATTACCACCCCATAAAGCCCACGCAATCCGGCCTGCTGATGGATAACCTTTCTCTCCTGGGCTAAATCCTTCGGCTTTCTTATCTACCTCATGGCGAGAGAAGTAAGAGTACATTCTCTTCACGGTATCAAACGAAAGCTCTTTCCTGTTGCTAATATCTCTTGCTCTAGCAACTCCGACCTCAGTTCCTCCGCGCCCGAACTCCTTGCGCCACTCTAATCCGCGCTTGGCTTCAGACACCATAGAATCACTGGGTCTAGTATTTATTTCTTTGCCTTTATACTTCGGCATCATCAGCCCCGATTATATCAGGATTTATTGAGTTTAGGGATGCGCCAAATGGTTCTAAGGCATACCTAACACCAAATTGATCTGCAACGTCTCTATCTCTAGCAATCTGAGAAACCAGCTCTTCAACATCTTTGCCGTACTGAGACGCGACATCCTGAAGGCTCAAGATACCATTCTTCAGTCCCATGACCGCAGCGCCCATCTCTTTCTGCGGGTCAACCCAGTTCCAAGCCTTACCTCTAAACTGTGCAGCTTCAGAGAACCTATCGTACTGACGCAAAGGTATCCCAAAACTATTGATCTCCATTGCAGCGCCAAGCCACTCTTCAAATACAGGTCGAACAAAATGGTCTATTACAAACCGCTGTAGAACTCTGTATTGATCTCTCTCTTCAAGTGCGCCCTGTCGAATTGAGCTGTAGCTAGTAGCCTCAAGGTCGTTAGATAGACTTGTATAGCTCACACCAATGGCAGAAGCTATACCCTTCAAACAAGCCTTGTGAAAGCCCTCAAATTCGTTATTTGGGTACTGCGGGTCGAACGCCTTAAAGTCAACTCCGTTAGGGAGCTGATGGAATGTACCTGGAGTCGCCTCCATGATAGGGACATTACCATCAAGGTCGTCCGCTACAAATCCATCACCAGTCGGCGAAGTAAAGAAGCCCATCTTAGACGCACCAATTCTCGCATTTACAATAGCAGCTTCACGCAAAGCGCCTAACTGCTTAATTGATGCAAGAGCAGGAGAAATCCAAGGATCTCCTCTAGTTTGACCAGCTCTGTTTGGGTCATACAAATGTATAACTTTCTCAGCGGGAATTCTGATGTGCTTAGTAGACTTTCCTGTAGTGGAATAGTCATAATCGCCAGGATGGTAGCTCAAAACGTGATAAGCGACAGGCTTTTTGAACTTATCTAGCTCAATACCCATGCGAACTTCGTTACCGTTAGCCAGTCTTTCGTTCTTTTGCTCATCAACTTGATCCGGCTCAATGAACTCAATCGCGAATGAATCGTGGAATGAAGGCCCTCTATGCTTAACAATAAAGGCTTCACCGTCTCTAGCCAAGCTTTCCATTGCCAATTTCTGTGCGTCAACCCATGAATGCTTGCCGTCTACAGTGCAATTACCTAGCTTACCCCACTTCTTAAACGCAGATTCTACCTTTTGGTTGCCGTCTCTGTCAGACTTTCCAATGCTATCAGTTGCTTTTACCTGAAGATTAAAGCCTTTTTCACCAATAACATTGGTTTTGAGCAGCATTAGGTATCTTTTGACGTATTCGTTGTTTCTAGCAAGGTCGCGTGAGCGTGATCGAAGGATTCTTATTGCTGGACGTAATTCGCTATCAGCACTTCTCTCAGAAGCCTTAAAATCATTAAAAAGATAGCCTTGATTAGCGCCTTGATAAGATCGCTTGAAAGTCTTGCCTTTTAGCTTAGGCTTGGCCTTAAATAGGTCAAAAATTGCCACTTAAAACCTCACTTGAATCGTTGTGTGACCCTTACGGCCATTCTTTGCATCAGTTTTAGATTGCTCGTTGAGAACTTCCTGTTTATAGAAGTTCCTAGCATCTTGCAACTCTGCAAAAGTCATCTTTGTTAGCGATCTTCCAGCAACAGAATAGCTAGACACATCAGAATCAGCCTTACCATTTAGCAGGCTTTCTATTTTATCTAGCATTATTTTTGAGTTAGTACGAGGATCAGCCTGATTAACTTCTAGGTCAGGAGTTATATTAAAGTTTCCTTTGAATATAACAATTCTCTCATTGTCAGAGTTGCGCTTTATCTCTAACTGATAAAAATAATACCCTGGAGAAAATGCTGCACTTGAGTTTCCACTTATCTGGAACAGGTAATGAGTAGTTTGATCTGTACCAACAACCTGTATTTCATTTTGACCGCCGCCAGTAATTCTAGCAACATAAGTAGCCGTGTATAAATCGGCTGGATAGTCTGAAACAAAGTCTGATCTCTTCCACTGAACGAAGTCACCAACTACTATAGACTCTGGTTCACCTTCAGGAGCGTTTACTGCATCAAAAGCATTGGCCATTTATCTTTCCTTTAACGCCAAGAATTAACAAAACCTTTTCCTACATTAGGTACAAAGGATTCTTGCCTTTTGTTCGGTTTGACAGTTTCGGGCTTTACTGCCCCACGGCCTTTGTTGTCGGCCAACGCATTAATGTCAATATTCAATATCGCATATGCTGATAAGGCGTAAACAAAACAGTCTAACGCTTCGTTTCTTGGCCTAATCTTTTGGAATATGCGCTGCTTATATCCTCGAACGAACTTTGTAATAATCTTTTCTGCAGTCAACTGCCTAAAGTATTCATCATTTAAGTCATCGTGGAAATGAATATAGCCAGCACCTTCATCCCTAATTCGCATCCTAGCGAACAATAAATCTTTTGCTGTATTTACACCAACTGGAAACAGCAGGCATTTGCCAATATTGTTTTTTGATGGACGGCCAACAATGGCTTTACCTTCACCACCAACACCTTTTATCGCAAACACTCTTCTAGCATAGTTTTTCTTGCAGTAGGAGTATACCGCATTCGTAAAATGACCGCCAGAGTCAACACAAGTAGCCCTTATAGGCAAAAGCCGCCCGTCATTAGTAAGGTATGTAGTAAAAAGCTTACTGTCCAGAGAAGTCCATAATTGCGGCGTAGAGGGATCGCCGTACAACACCTCATGGTTGATTACCCAAGACTCATCATCACGACCCCATCCAATATAGGAAACTTCCAATCGGTCATCCTGTACATCAACGCCAGCAGTAATAAATACAACTTCTTCAGGTATATGATCGCCATACGCTTCTCTTCTAGTAGACAGAGAATAATCGTCAATTGTTTCGCCTTGATCTTCCCAGCTTTCTCCAAGATAAGTGTTCGTCCATACCCGAAGTTGCTCAGGGTTCTTCCTCATCGACATAAAATCACGAACGCCATCAGACAATGGAGTCCAAGGAGAATACAAACCTGATATGCGAAATCCAGCAATCCCTGTAAATGGCTTTCCAGCTACCCATTTACCGTTCCTAATAGACCATCGCCTGTCAGCATCAGTCCAGAGTACAGCGCAGCTAGAACACTCGTAAGATGCTGTCTCAGGGTCTTTGTTGATCCACTGCACATTGGCCCACTTTAACACTTGCTCTTCATGGCAATGCTTGCAAGGAACGTGAAAGTCTCGTTGATCAGATCCCTCGAACGCTTCCTCGATGCGACTGTTGTCTTTGTTAGTCGGAGTGGAAACCATAATGATCTTACGGTTCCAAAAGGTAGCAGCTCGCTTACGCGCCAGTTGAACAGGATCACCTTCAGATCCAGCACTCGCGGGATAACGGTCAACCTCATCGCAAAGAACTAAACGTATAGGACGAGATGCAAGTCCAGACGGGCTGTTAGCGCCAACCAGAGTAAGACTGCCGCCAGGGAACAGCTTGTGCAAAGTTGTATTGCCACTGTCTCTCGCTCTAGGGTCTTTTACTTTATTGCGAAGACAAGGAGTAGACTTTAGCAGTCCGTTAGCAACTCGATCCTTAGAGAAGCTTTGCGCCATATCCAGAGAGGGCTGCAAAACAAGTATCGGGCTAGGGTCGTTATCAATGTGATAGCCAATGATGTTTAGGATCGCTTCAGACTTACCCAACTGAGCGCCAGCCATAACAACAACTTCTCTGTTCTCTGGCTCGCCACACGCATCCATTATTCCACGCTGGTATTCAGCGCGAGACGTATGCCACCTGCCTGGCTCACTACTTGTCTGTGAGTCTAGTCGCCTTCTTTGGTCTGCCCACTCGCTTACTGTTAGTCTTGGTGGTGGCTTTAGACTTTGTATCGCCGTCTTCAGATGGCTCATTAAGTCCGCCGGTTGATGATGGATCAACGCTTGGCTCATAGTTACTCAGCTCCTCTAGGGCTTCGTTCATTAAATCTTCTAATATGTGCTGGCATTGTGCAGCATCAGGTTCAGCAGACACTACGGGAGCAGCTTTTGTGGGGATAGATAGCAATTTACCTTTCAATGCTCCAAGCACCTCTTC